TTTTTTATAAGCGGTATTCAAAGCAATTGCGGCTTTTTCTCCGGCAACTGCTTCTAGTTCTACCGAGTCTTTAGCCGCCACTCGATCGGCTGAATATTCAGCAAGAATTTTAGCCTTTTCTTTTTCAAATTCTATATCCGCTTTTTTTATCTCCAACGCCCATTTATCTGTAGTTAAACCTTCTATTTTTAATTGATTTTCTCTATCCATTATTTTTAATAAAGCTAATGCCGCAGCATTCTTTGCTCGTGCAGCGTCGGAATCTCTTGATGCCTTTGCAACATCTTTTCCTTCTTCATCTTCTTTTGTCGCATCTGGTAAAAGTTCTTTGTTTCCTCTATCTGGAATCTTTGTTTGAAGCAATGCTATTTTTTTTTCAATCCTATCTATATTTCTAAAAACAGTTTCGTCAATGCCTCTACCAAGTTTTGCTTGTTCAGATTTTTTATCTAATTCTAATTGTGCTATTTTTTCTTCAGGGTCCTCTAAAATCTTATTCAAAACCGCATAAGCCGCAACAGCGCCGCCTACTAGCGCGATCCCTTTTGCTCCACTAAGCGCAGCCATCGTCCCGGCGATTTTCGCGCCTGTTGCCATTGCTTTATTCAACGCAATAAACAATCCAACAATTTTCGTTAGTTGGTTTACAACTGCAACGCTTGCAATAGCCAACAACGCTACTTTGAATTTCTCTACAGATGCTTTGCCTTCTCCAATAAACGGACTAACCAAATCAGAAAAAGCAATCTTCAGATTATCCATTGACGATTTTAAATTGTCAGATAGATCGCCAAATCTTTTTAGACCATCTTCGTGTTTTTTAAAAGCAGCGGTTGATTGATTTATTTTGTCTGCTATTTCAGAAACACCTGTACCAATTCCTCCTTTACCCATCAACTCACGCAATAATTTTATTCTTTCGGTGGTCGATCCTATATTTTTTAACCCAGAAAATACTTTATTTAACAAATCTTCAGGTTTTGTTGTTTGCAATTCTGCAAAGCTAATTCCGAGTTTGCGAAATGTCTCGATAACCGGCTCGCTTCCTTTTTTTCCTTCTTCTATTTTTGTAAACAACGAAGAAAGCATCTTTGCCGCGTTTTCAGCTTTGCCACCGGATGTTTGCAGCGCGTCGCGGAATTGCAAGACTTTCGATATGGTTATATCAAAACCTTCGGCTAAGTCTTTTACTTCATTTGCGTAAGCTGCCGTACTAGCGAATAAAGCAGTAAATCCAATTGCTCCAACAGATGTAACGCCGCCAAGAGTTTTAAAATGCTGGCTTAAAACTGAAAGTTCAGACGTTAAATTTTTAAACGCGCCCTGCAAATCCTTAGCTTGCGCTTTAGCTTTCGCTGTCGCTTGATCCCACTCTACTGTAACCAGTCCGAGTTTTACGGATAGAGAACCAATGACTGCCATGATTAACCTTTTTTCTCAGCTATTTTAGAAATAGCAGCCCAAACCGAACTACCTAACCTGTCTTGAACATTTTGAATATTTGTATCCAATGCTGGCCGCAGAAAAGGCCGAGCCGCTACATGTGCTGTCCCGAATTCTAAAGCCAAACCAACCGGCGCATTCTTCCATGCAGTTCTAAAACGACCACCTTTGCTCAATGTTGTTTTGGCTTGGCTATCGTTGCGTTTTGGATTTAATGTGACTCGCGCTAAAAACATTTCGCCTCGATAGGAAAGGCTTGATTTGTCTCTAGCTTGCGGTCTATGCACTTTCATATAGATATGATCGAGCATCTGCCCTGTATCTACGTGCGCAGAAGCATTTGCTCTGGCTTGATCGTAGACCGGCGCAATAGCAAAACCCATTGCTTTCTTCCAGATGGATTCTGTTTTGCCTTTTCCTATTTCTTCGGCAAGTTTATCCATTCGCTTAAACAGATCGTCGAAACCTGTTGCCCCTGTGGTGCCTTTGTTTCGAGGGTTAAACTCAGCCATGATTAAACCGCCCACGTTTAAATCCAGGGGCTTGCGTAATATAACCTAGCAAATTGTTACTTGCTATTTCGCTTGGCGTTGGTTCGTAGTCGGGATTGTTTGCGTATTCGTTGATACACGGAAAGATTTGATCTGACCTATACGCAGCCGCATTTTGTGGGCGCATATAGTTAAAGACTGCGGTAGTCACTGGCACCAACGCATCAAAGATGCCTTTGTTTCCGAGCATACCGTCAGCGTACATGACTTGAATCTCCGCGAATAATTCTTCGTCTATTGAATCTATATATTCTTGTGTATGTCCGTTAAACACCATCGCGGCTACTACCTGCGCCCGCAATGAACGTCTTAGTTTTTTTTTGCGGATTTATAATCAGGCTTTATTGCGCCTTCTATCGCTTCCAATATTTCTTTAACCGCAATGTCTGGGAATTCTGCCGATATTTCTTCAAATGATTCTGTTATTACTTCTCCATTTTCGGATTGCAATAAATGGAAATATTCTTCTACTCTGCTTTCCCATATAGCTGTGAATGTTGCAACTTGTCTTACCGATGTTCCATTCACTTCTATATCTTTGTCTTTTATAACAATGGTTTCCTTATCGGAATTCAATGCTTCTAAAAAACCTTCTTCGCTATCTTTAACAACTGCCAAAATAGGTGCAGACAAAGTTTGGTAAATGGCTTCAATCTTTTCTTCTGATGGGCTCGTTATCCTTAACGAAATTTCTTCCATTTCCCTTTTTAAAGGGATACGCACTTTAAGATCAAATGCAGCATCGCCCAATTTAATATTGAGCGTCCGTATCTTTGCTTGATCTTTTACTTTGTCGTATTGCTTGCCTAGCTTACCCGCTAACTTGCTCATTTGATTCACCTTTTATAAGTTTTTTGTATATGGAATCATTTAACCGCAGCACGTATTCTGTCACTTCATTTGGTGACATATCCGCTGCGTGATTCTTTGCTATTTCGTAGCAAAGATTGATGCCCATTATCTTTTGTTGTTGAAACCCAAACCAATTCTTAGCGCCGGAACTGGATTGGGTTATCAGGTACGCCAGTAAATCTTTTGATCCTGTATTGTCCATGTATTTTTTTAAGCGTTTGTTGACCATCCATAAGAACTACCGCCTACTGGATGCAAAGTAAACATAAACTTGCCTTCAGCAGCCGGTGACATATCCCATTGCAATCCCCCTACGCGAGCATTAAATGCGTAAGCAACTGTATCAGTTCCATCGTAGACCGCGACTACATACGTGCGAATTACCGAGCCGCTATAACCATCCTCGCGGATTTGCAGCATGGCCGCGTCCGCAGAATTCCAAGCGCTGGTAATAGTCATCGACGTAGGCTGGTTTTGCGTGGTAATTTTTGCCCCAGTTCGCTGTCCTGCAATGCCGTATGCTGCGACAGCATCATCGCTACCAAACGCTGGAATTGCTTCTACAGGAACCTGCATACCAGACGCGCCAGTGCCGCCAGCAGATGTGCCAACAATGGTGGTGACTTGAGCAGTCCAAGTCCCAAGCTGCGTGTCAGTTAGCGGAGTCGGCGTTGCATCATCTTGCATCCACAGCGTCGCAACATAACCGGGTAAAACTTTATCAATAAGAGCCATTTTGATTACCTCACAAAAAAGTTAATAAAATTTTATATTATGCTGGAACGTAGAGAGTGCAATCCAGAATAATCTGGTTTAATCCCAATTCGTTATCGTAAGTATTATAAAGCCAAAAAACATCTGCCTTTGCTACGAAAAACTGATCGCCAAATTCACCAGAGTAACCATGCAACGATTGTAGTATGTCATTACTTAAATTAAAAGCATTACCCATTGACTGAGAAAACACACTAATTTGGAACGTCGGTGTATCTATACCTTTATTGCTTTGCGTTTGTCCCGTATAAACAGGTTGATGAACATTCCTTAATTGCCAAGTCAAAAACTGGCTTTCAGTAGCATAATTCCTGTTGAAGTTTGCATACACCGGAACGTCAACAATACTAGCCAACTGTGCTTGTATAGCTTCAGCATACACATAAGGATTAAGCTGCATGGTCATACTGGGGTCGTAGGATCATTGCGATAACAAAGCAATGTAACCTTCATCCTGTCGTTAGACTCTCTTATATCCGTTATTCGCCAATCAAATCCGCGCCACGTAATGCTATACAAATTCTGGTTATCTACAATGCTTTTAATGTTTGGCGTGTAGTTAAATGTTAAATTTACCAAATCCTGATACACACGATAACGCTCAGATATTCTTAAACTATTTGATACATCAGCTACCAATGCTCTTGATGTAAACCACTCGGTTATAGTCGTAGTGTATTCACCAACCGAATTTACTCCGTTGGTTACATTGTTAATATCTACATTTTCAAATCTTGTGATAGCCATTACATAACTAGCGGCTTGTACAATCTCAACAAAGCATCAACGCCAAAAGGAATGCTTTTTAGCGACACTTCTGTTGTATTTGAACGGTTATTATATAAATGCGTCAATAGCAACAATCCAGCTTGTTTAATAACTGGGTATTGCATGATTGGATTTTCATCAACCGTATACAACACTTCTAAGGGATTTGCGTTGTATTGATTTACTGTATTCGGCAAACTTTGCAAAATTACCCTGTTGCCTGTCGAATCATACCAATACGTTTCAGAATCTAAATACGTAAGTTCTGGCGGCAACCCAGTCCAAAGACCCACAGAATCAATTGTTGCTCCGGTAGTGCCTTGCGATACTTCTGGCAAATCTAAATAAATTGCCGAACTAGTAATTCCAGGATTCCCGTAGTAAATTTTGTATTGAGTTGGGAATACTGACATACCTAAATAATCTTCAATTGCAAATCGAGTTGCAACTTCTAAACTTGTTAAATAAGCGTCTTGGCTTTCATCGTCGAACAGATTAAGTTGGTTAGTAATTTCGTCTAGCGTTAGCCATGCGGTCACATAATCTCTATCTACCTGTTCAATTTTTACATAATTAAACGGGTTTCGATTAGACGAATAAGTTTGGTTTTCAACCGGCATGATTTTCTCTATGCGTGATAGCTACGAACACCAGCAAAAACATCTCGAATTGTCGAGCAGACGCGCTTTTCAGCAAACAGGGTTACATACCCAGGTTGCGTTTGATCAAACATTTGAATATCCATTGTTTCGTTGTCGGCAATCGTCACAAACTGATCCCATGCTGCAAAATAAATTGCAAACTTTCCCGCCGCGAGTTCATCCATGTACGGGTTAATTCTTATCGGCTTGCCCATAAGATACGCAGTTGCATTGCTGCCATCTTCGCCAGCTTGGTCAAGAAATATTCCGGCATTAGCCGCTAGTTTTCTAATTACTGAAAGCGTTGCAGGAGTCATCATCCAAGCGCATGTCGGGTCTAACAAATATTGCGGCGGGAGCGCTTCATAAATATCGGCCAAATCATTAACAACAACTGCGCTTGCGCTTGCCAAAGTAAAAGTTAAAACGGTATGAATGCCGTTTGTCATTGCTATTCCGCTTGAACCAAATGCCGCAGCCGAAGATGAAGTGCTATAGCTGTTCAGTCCACGCAAACCCAACGTGCCGCCGTAATATCCGGTAGTAGATGCCGCTTGATCATTGTTAAACATCATCGACAGAGCTTCTTGTTGAGCAAATTCCAACGCGATGTCTCGCACAATAGATTCTTCGAGATTATTAACGTCCGATAGCATTGCAGTCCGAATTGGCACAGACGCTTGAATTGCTCGCAAAGGCAACTGCCAAATGGAAGTTGAATATCCAGACGCAGCATTATTGCTGTTGATCGGGTAATAGCCCCACGGATTACCTACGGCGGTAATTGTGGTTGATGT